ACGTCAGTGGCAAGGAAACCTGTTCCAGTGACGATATTGCCAGCAATGCTGACCGTACCAATAGAAACTGCCAGCGATGTGTTGGCAAAATTTACGCGAAAGGTTCCTTCATCGGTGGTCACCGCGCCTCGGGTGACAAGTGCACCTGATGGGTCAACATGCAATGGGAGGTCGCTGGTGTCTGGACTGCCAGAATAACCCGGCCAATACTCAGCACCGACCGCTGTCATTGCAATCTGGAAAGGTGTGGCGCGCAGCTGAGCGTCTGTGAGGGGACCAGATACCGGGAGCGATCCAGCAACAGGAACTGATGCACCATCACCACCCAGATCGAGCTTGACCTTTTGAAAGTGAATGCCGCCAACGTCATCAGTCGCAGCGACTGGGCCGCCAACGCCAGGGTTGAGTGTTACGTTATCGGCCATGCTTAAAACTCATACACAGTGGAGGTACTGACAATCTCGCCTTGAGCGTCTTGCTTCACGCTCTGCTCAGCACGCTTGGGGTGAGTGTTGTTGACTACCACCTGAGCCGCCGGCACTGTGGCTTCCAGCGTGACATTGGGTGCGGCCACATTCACATTGACGATGGGTGCCGCCTGCTCGGGCACATTGATGATGTTGGTCATTTCACGTTCCATAACCGCACGCGCGGTGGCTTCAAACTGGGCAAAATACGGGGCTGCGGCCTTGGTAATGGCAGCATCCATGGCGCTGGCGGTCACATCGACGGCCAATGCGACACCGGGCTGGTTTGACCGCTGGTGTGTTGCAGTAAGTTTTTCCAGCGCGCGCACTATTTCATCGACTTGGCGTGTCATCGCATCAGCTGGATCTGCAGACTTGGCGGCAGCGGCAGCGGCAGCGGGCGGTGCGCTGGACTGCGAGCCAGGCGTTGCGTCATAGGCCGTGAGCTTTACCCCAACATCAGCGGCCATGTTCTGGGCCAGCGCGATGGCGGCCAGCGTGTCATCAAAGTCGTAACCCATGGCTGCAGCCAGATCCTGCGGTGCCATCAGTCCAGCCTTGACCGCGAGGATCTTGGCCTCCATGTCGCCCTTCGGATCGACCCACTCCCAGCGGCGGGGCTGCCACTCATGCTTGCTGAATTTCTCCAGCTTGGCAGCGGGCAGGGCCGATCCATTAGGCATAGTGATGGCCCCAGACAGAAGCGCAGTCTTGAGCCACATCTTGTAGACCGGCTCCATGAACGCTGCAATGAACCACTGCTGGTCTGAACTCCAGCGGTCGCGTTCTTCCAGACTGCCGCTGCGGATGCTGGAGTAGTTGACGCCCTCCAGATCGTTGGCCAGCGAGTGATAGGCCACACGCCAGCCGCTGGCGATGCGCTGCAGCGTGGTCTTAACGAATGGCCCGAACACGGTGTCTGGGTATTTAGATTCGTGTGCGGTGAAGGTAACGCCGGCAGGCAGCGTGTCATAGGTGCCGGGCTGACTGGTGGTGATCTGGGTGCCGGATGCTTGATCCAACACGCCCACCGGTGCAATGCCGTCAGGTGTATTGAAAAAGCCGTAGTGGTTGGCCCCATGCTCGGCGGCCAAGAGAGCGGCCAGCTTGAAATTGCCAAGGTGGTATAGGCTCAGCATGCCGGCGCTCATCCATGGAATGCCGCGCATCTGCTCCGCACGCTCCACCTTAAACCGGTGCAGGGTTTCCTCCACCGATATGCGCATGCGCTGGCGTGAGCTGTTGACACCATCATTGGGGTGCGATGCAAATATGTGCAGGGCTACAGGCCTGCGGTATTGGTCCACCTCAACGCCCATGATCACTGCATTGCCGTTGGGGCCGTTGGCCGTGTGATAGGTGGTATCGATGCGGTCCACATCGATGACTTGCAGGGCAATGTTGTACTTGTTCCGGGCATCAGACCCCACAATCATGCGCACCAGGAACTCACCATCTGAGGGCAGACCACCAACCAGTGTTTCGCACAGGTCGCGCAGCGATTGCTGGCCAGTAATGTCGCAGGCACTGCTCCAGTCAGCCCATGCAGTCTCGATGGCAGCGTTGGCCAGCCGGTCAGGCTTTGCCGGTGAGTCTTGCACCCGCACCTGCAGCCGGATACCGCCGGGGCCAATGATGTTGTCGGTAACCATGCCCTTGAACTTGACGGCATAGTCGTTGTTTTGCACCAGGTCACGCCCGCGGGAGCGCAGACGGTTGAGGTCGGAGCGCAGCTCTTGATTCAGGCTTTGCTCGGTGGCCAGCCAATCGGCGCTCAGGCGGTCAATCTTGGCAGCATTGAAGCGGCGGATCTGGACGTTGGAGGTGCCACCAACCAGACGGAATAGTCCAGCTCGTGCGCGTTGAAGCAGGTTGGGAGTGGGCATCTTGTTTGGGTTGGTTAGCCGCCAAAGCGGACATAAACACGGCGCCTATCCGGCAGGCCCTGCGCAGCATTGGCGGCAGCATCCTCACGCGCAACCTCACCTTTGTAGCGGTCCCGCAATGCCAACAAGTCGGCCACTGGAATGCGCTGCAGCTTGCGGCCGGCAATCTCGTAGCTGGCGGCTGTGAGATTGGCTTGGTTTTGCAGGTAGGCCTCGATGTTGGCCAGCGCGATGCGCGCGAAACTTCGGTTGTCCAATGTGCTGGCTGCAAAGCTGGGCTGCACAACGATAGTCCCGCTGCCCACGGTATAGATCTCGCCGGCCTTACTGACCTGACTGCGCCAAGAGTAACTGCCAGCTGCCCAGGCTCCAGTGGTTGCAGCAGCTACAGTGACCAAGAAGTCAGAGCCGCTGGTCGTTGCTGAAAAGGTGATCTTTGCCGATGCATTGATCAGCGTGTAAGAGAGCACCCAGCTATCCGCTGCAGAGTAGTCTGCAAGGGTCTTGAGCCACTTGGCAGTGTCACCTGCGATGAGCGTGGACGGTTCTGTGGTGGGTGTGGATGCAGCCATTTACCGTATTGGGCGGCTGGGGGTGTCTAGTCGTACAGGCAAAAACTAGACACCAGTGATTTTTCAAGCGCTTACTCGTTAATAATTTGCCAGAGCCTTGCGGGACTCAGCCCATATCTGCGTTGCAACAGAGGGATACGTTCGCCTGCCTTGTAGTCGCGGCGGATCTGGGCGTTACGTGCAAACCGGCCCTCACCTGGTCGGCGGGAAATGTAGGCACGCTCACCACCAAACACACCACGCACCTGCTCACTCACATCCTTCTGGATACTTTGGCGGATCGCCTCGGTCAGCTCGGGCGCCATGGCCAGCACGCAGCGCAGGGTGTACTCCACCACATCATCGGTGTGGGGCACCTCTGCCAAATTGGGCTTGACTTCGACTTTGAGTGTGAGCTGGGCGGCTTTGGTCACCATGAGGGCCTCGATGTGGGACGGTTACGGATAGGACGGTTTTGCAGGACTGGCGGGTCCAGCGGCTTGGGAGGTGGCTGCGGCATCGGCAGCGGCTGGGCCGGAGCCTTGGCCTGCTCGGCTGGCTGATCAGGCTCATCTGGTGAGCCACTTGCATCGGGCTCAGCTTTAGGCGGCGGCAGGTCAAAGAGGTCACGGCCCTGCACCTGACTTTCCAGCTTGGCCCAGTCGCTCTCACGCCAGCGGTCGATGCCAAGGTAGTGAGCCATGGCCAGTGCATACACACCGCAATCCAGCGCCTCATTGCGCTTGCCTGCGGGTTTCACCCAGTCCATGCGCGCGTGACCCTTGATGTAGCGGGTAACCAGGCGCTCGGAGGTGATCTGCTCAAACACGTCGGGGTGGTAGTGCTTGCTGATGTGCACATAGCCCGGGCCCGGCTCGGTGTTGCGCAGTCGGCCATAAATCTCGGCCTTGGCCGTGTCGGTTCCGATCGGCCACAACTTCACGCCGCGCTTGACCTTCTGGCCGCGCCAGTTCACGTCCTGCTCGGAGGGCTTACCCAGAATGGACTTGCCGGCCACGCTCATACCCTTAACGGCCAGCACATGCGCATGCTGATGGCGCCGGGCATATTCGTAGACTGCCTGCGTGTGGTGGCCACCGGAGTCGATGCCGGTGGCGCTGATCATCACAGTGCGGCCGCTCACATGCTGAATGGCTGTGCGGCGGTAGTCGGTCAGTGCTGTCCATGGGCTGCCAGGCTCACCCTCCGGCAGGCCGG